ACCGTCGAGTGAGATCCGGTCAGAGGTTACGAGGCAGGTAGCGTCGTCGCGTGGCTGTAGGAACCACGAGCTCTCGTCAGTCGCCGGGTCGAGCTCCGACCAATCGGCAGGGATGTCGGTACGGAGATTGATTCCTACCGGGCGCTCCGCGAACGCGGTATAGAACTGACCCGACGACTCAAGGCTCGAAGCGGCGCTTGCGTCACTCCAATCGCTCCAGCGCAGGAGAACGTCCTGGTGCCGGACCCTGCCGATGTACTGGTTCTGGAACAGGTTGAGCGAGCCCGCATGGTACGCCTCGAATGTCTCGACGTTGAGTGTCGTTACGTCCCTAACCGGCGAGGCGAACCCGGTATCGGCCGCGAGCGTTACCTGCCACTGGCTCGCGTAGTGCGGTGAGTTGGGCACTCCGTAGGAGAACGCGGAGCTCGTGTAGTCGATGTAGTCCGGCCCCTGGTCGGCAATCGCAATCGTCGGCTTGACGGGAGGGCTGTCAGGTACATCGACCTGGATCGCGTTGTGGCTGACACCCTGGGAACCCCAATCGAGGAGTAGGAACTTGCCGGTCGTGTAGGTGGCGTCGGTCTGCTGGGTTTTCTGTACCCACTGGAACCCGCCGCCTGGGTCCTCCCAGATGTAGACGGTGATCTCGTCGCCCAGGTGCGTGACCTTGATGCTCTGGAGCGTGTCGTTGGCGAACCAGGACCCGAGATTCCATAGCTGTGTCGGCGTGCCATCGTCGTAACGAACGAGCCGCAGGTTGTCGGTTGCCGGCGTGCCCAGACAATCGTACTCGAGCGCGTAGCCGTCCTTCTCACCGAGCTTGGCTTTCCACACGATTGAACATTCGGTGTCCACGAACTTGCCGAACCAGACACCAATATCCCAATAGATTTCGAGGTCACTGGCGAGCGGATCTTCGCTGTGGTAGGAAGCGACGGTCACGGAGCCGGAGTTGGCTAGGGCAACTTGGAGTGTGCCCTCGCCGGTCATGGCCCGGTCGTTGACGATGTGCTCGTAGCTGGGGCCAGAGGTGCCCCAGATGCTTGTTTCGCTAGTCCACGACCCACCGTCCTCCGGCGTGTGGGCGTCGAGGTCTACTGGCGGTGACGCCTCCGTGAAGGTGTCATTGATAAGTGTCGTTGCCACGGACGCTCCCTCACTTGGTGGCGTCTACATCCGCGAAGCCGAGGATCGGGAGCAGGGCCTCCGTGTTCATGCGCTGGATGTGCCCGTACCTGCGCCGGAGATTTGTGGTCGCGTGCTCGAGATGGGCGGCAAAGCGGTTGGCCCACCGGAGTCGTTCGGCCGCAAACACCTGGAGCTCGTTCTGCCGGCTCTGTGCCGCACCGTCCTTCGCGGCCAGGTAGATCGCCACCTCGACCACGAGGAGCTCGTTGAACTGCTCGCGCCACATGGAGTCCAGTACGTCGGTGACGGCCGTGAGCGTGTCCGGTCGCTTGGCGAAGAAGAAGTCCAGTGTGTCCGTGGCCGGATCCGGGTCCGGCGCGTTGCCGGCCTCGTAGAACGCCTGGCCCCACTCGTACACGGCAGGTAGCCCCGATTCGGCTGTCCGGTCGTCGTAGGGCACCACAACGACCTCGACTCCGCTCTCCTCGATGCGGAAGATCGCTTCGGCCGCCTCCGGCCTGGGCCACGGCGTCGAGGCACCGGGCGGGGCTACTGCCTCCGTGTCACCGAAGAAGGTCGGGTTGATCCGAGCGGCAAACGCATAGCACCCATCGAGCGCACGCTGGACGACGGCCAGGAGCTCCGTGGACTCCGTGGCGATGGTGCCTGGGTTGTTCTGCGTCGAACGGGAGTACGCCGCGTCTAGGATGTCCTGTACCGTCACTGTAACTGCCATGTCACCACTCCGCTCTAACGTATGTGGCCTCACCGCGACTGTGCTGGGCAATCTCGATGAGCCATTCCTCCTCGGCTGATTTCCAATCGGCCGCGAACTCGGCCGTGTTGATCTTCACACCCTCGTAACTGCCCTGTCGCCGTGCCATCTGCCACGCTAAGTGGTTCACACATGGCCACTTTGCGCCGTCGGCCAGGGGCACCGGGTCGGCCATCGCCGCAGGTAGCGTGAGCTCCGGGGCGTAGTAGAAGTCGATACTCGTCGCGCCCGTCCAATCCTCCGCGTCACCGCAGAGATAGAGCGTGCCCTCGAGGATATAGCCGGCGCTATGCACGTTCGGCATGAAGCGGTTGGCCCACGGCACGATATTGAACGGCTCTGGCCGCCTGTAGGTGCCGGTCGTATTGAGCGTACCGCCCTGGTAGTAGACGAAAGCGGGAAGTGCATGGCCAGCGTCGAAATCAGCCAGCGGCAGAGTGATCTCCTCCACGGTCGAGTAGAGGTTGCTGTCCCGCTCGATAGCCCGGTAGTAAAGCTGTCGGAGGTAGCGGTTCAGTTGCCGTTGGCATACGCCGTCCGGCGTCCTCTGTGGATCAAAGGACGGGTGCTGGTCCCGTGCCTCTAAGATCGTTTCCTCGACCGTGAAAGCCATTACTCAAGCTCCTTGATCGCATCCTTGAGCATGTCCACGACCTCGGCGCGTGGGTTCTCACGCCGCTTCTCGGCCCGCAGACACTCGGTCAGCGAACTCTTGCGGGGACCCTCCGGCCGGAACATCTCGGCCTTCACATACCTGTCGATGGTTGCCGTCACGGGATCGTCGGCCAGGCCCTTACGGACGGACGCGACACTGAACGATTCGCCGTCCTCGTTAACCACCTTCTCGGCGGCTGTGTCACCTGTCACCGCGGGACCGGCTATGTTCGCGCCAATCGGGTGCGGGTGCGGGTCGAGCACCGACGGCCCGAAAACGTGGGCATGTGACTTGAGCTCCTCCTGCTCCTTCTTGAACTGTTCCTCACCGATCACGGCGGGCCCGAAATAGCTCATTGAATCCTCCCCTGGTCAAACGACCTGGCGTTGCGGAACAACTGTGGAGCCACATGGCGCTCCCGATACTCGATCTCCTCGTAGTAGCTGTCGGCTATCGGGGGCCGGAAGTCAGAGTCCGCGAGGGCACGCTCGAAGGCGGCCTCACGTTCTCTACGGTGCGTGAACTCCCGGAGTCGTACATCGTTCACGAGCACTCCGGTCGGCTCCCCTTGAAACTGGTAGAACGCCACGATCCCGAATCCCTGTTCTGCAAGTTGGGCCACACGGAATCGCGTGCCCCGGTCCGGCAGGTTCGGGTTCTCGAGGACCTGTAGCTTCATCCTCCGAGCGGTGGCGATCCGCTCGCTGTTCAATACCACGCGACCGACGACCCACCGGCCTTTGCCCAGGTAGTGAAGATCGTACACCGGGTCGAGCTCACGGAGCTCCCGCAGGATACCCTCCGGTGGGTCCCGCAAGCTCGACAACCGAATGTGGTTCCGCATTACGCGGGTGCCTGGAGGTTGAGGTCAACGAGGTCCCCGATGGTTGCTACCAACAGGGCCCAATCCTCACCCACCATTGGCCCGATGTGCTCGAAACGGACGTAGCCGACCTGCCCGACTGTGCCCTTCTCGAGGATGAGATGATGGTTGTCCGGCACGTTGGCGTCGCCCGCTCCTGGGACGCCGCCGATGTCCGTACCGGGGGCCTGGGTGTTCTTGACCACCACGAGATCCTCAAAGAGGTACTCAGTGATTGCGACCATCGGTTACCTCCTTATCGTGGCTCGCCGCCCATTGGATAGGGGCGAATGGTGACACGGACCTTGAGTCCGGTTGCTACGCCCGAGCCGTCCGAAGTGACTTTGATGTTGAGGTTGTCGGTTGCCGAGCCCTTACGGTTGGCGACCGTCGCCGTGATCGTGCCGGCCGTGACTGTCTCGACCACCGGAGTCTCCGCGCCCGTGAGGGCCGTGGCTCCGATGTAGGCGATGAAACTCACCGCCGCCGTGAGCGCCTCGACGTAGTGCTCGATCTTCTCGACGTAGAACCCGAAGCCGGGTACGGCCGCGTCGTAGATTTGCCCCGTTTGGGAGATCGGTACGTCGTCTACGAACAGTAGGACGACTTCCCGTGCGACCCCCGAGGCAGGGTCGATGCTCCTGTCAACTACTGGCACATTACCTCCTGTGGAGGTAGGGCGGTTTCGCGGCGAGCGTCCCCAATCAATGGGGATTTCCGCTACTCCCGCCCTACTCCTGTTCAGACACCCGCATCGTCTACGATGCCAGTGATCTTGAAGTTCTTATGCGGCGCGATGTTGCCCGTCTGCATGACGATGTGGCCCACCGCGTAGAACGAATCTTTCCGGCCCGTCGCGTCGGTGACGCGGTTCCAGATCGAGCCCGTGAGGTCGTCCCACTCCCAACCCGTGTTCCTCCACTGTTTGCAGGTATCGGATTGGATACCGAAGATCAGCGAGGACGGCATCTTGCGAATGACCTTGAGCTCGACGTTCCGATCTCCGAAGATCATCGTGAGGCCCGCCTTCCCGCCTGTGTACGAGCGCGGGTCGTTGAGCCGTTTGTCGTCCTTGAGGTTCCTCCAGAAATTGCGAGCTCCCGAGCGCGACATGAGGATCTTGTCGATCTCGCCCTTCGCTCTCACGAACGTCTGGTCGTCCGCGAACGTGAGTAGATCCTCCGTCACCTGGCCGCTGTACGGAGCCGCGGAACCATCGAACACCTGGGAACGCCAGGGCCGGTAGTCCGCACGGGCAAGACCCTGGAACGACGCCAGCACATCGCCGTTGTCGATCATACCCAGGAGTCCCATGATCTCGCGGTCTACGCCGGACGCCTGGTACGAGGCACCCGCGTCGTCACCGCCGAAGATGAAGTCGTCGTCGGCAACGTCTGTGCCAACAACAGCATCCAGCGTGATGCGGTTCGTGTCGGGATCGACGTCCACGATGGTCCGGGCCCCTGTCGTGGTACGAGGAGTCGTTCCGGCCGCGGCCGCCGCAAACACAATCGACTCACCCTCCATGAACTGCAACCAGCTATCCTCGAGTGACGCGATACCCATGCAAGCGTCGATGTCGATGTAGACCTTCGCACCCGCATCCGGGTCCGCGTCATCGACCCGAGCTCGCACGCCAGCCCCGTAACCGAGGAGCATCCTGTCGAGCTCGTGATCCACACGAGTCTTGAGGTCGGGAAGGTGTCGCTGTGCCCAGGTAACGAACGCGCCCTCGCCGCGCTTCACACGCCGCATGGTGTCGCCCGTCATCTGCACCACACCCTCGATCTTCTTCAACCAAACCTGGCTGTTCTTGATGACCGGGCCGTTCGGAACGGGGATGTAGTCGCCTTCCAGCTTACGAGCGCCCACACCGGCTGGCAGACTGAAATAGTGCGCCAATTCGATGTACCGGCCGCCCGTCGTTTCGGACACGGACACGTTCATGTCCTGCTCGAAACAATCGAGTAGCTCCGAGTCCTCGACAATGGAGTTTGTCAGAGGCTCCTCGAAGATGATTTTCATGGCCTCGTTGACGTTATAATCAACGCCGGCTGTGGTGCCGACTGACGCCATCGCCAGGGCCACGCCTCCTCCCGCCAGCATACTCGCAATTCCGTGCGTAAACGCCACGGCCGCGATTGCCAGCAGGAGTCCAAAGGTTTTCCTCAACATCTCTTTCTCCTGTGGGTTGTTATCGCCTACCGGCCTGTCTACCGCGAGAGTGAGTCCAGGGCATCGCCCAGGCTCATATCCTTGTACTGCTCTCTACGCGCTGGACCTGCCCCAGCACCGACGGGTGCCGTCGAACTCATCTTCTTTCGCTTGCGAGTCTTGGCCCGAAACTTCTCGCCAGCGTCTTTGGCGGGCTTTTCCCCGCTCGGTTCTGCCGGGGCTTCCCCAGCGTTTACCCCGAACGCCTCGATCTCGTCGGCCAGAACGCGATCTAGGTCCTTCGGGTCGATCCTCTTTATTGTTTTCCCCGACTGTTCGGCCTGTTTCACATGGTCTGTAAGCCGCGAAAGTGCGGCCCGTTCCCACACCATCCGGGTCCGATCGGGTAGCTTATCTCCCATCTGCTTGATCGTGTCGCGGAGCTCCCATGCGTTCTCTCGACCCTCGCGGGCCTGGGTCCTGCGATCCGCGATCTGGTTCTTGAACTCGGCACGGTCAGCCCGCCTACGTTCCGCGGCGACCAACCTCGGCGCATCGTCCATGCGCCACTCGTCCAGCCTGTCGGAGAGAGCCTTCCAAACCTCGTCGTCCAGGAGTAGGTCCTCCGCTACTGCGGCCCGGAGCTGTGGTCCGATCTTCTCGGCCAGGAACCCTACCGGGTCGGCACGGAGCTCGTCCTCCATGATCGCAAGCTGGTCGGAATCCAGCTTGATCTCCCGAACGCGCTTCTCCAGGTCCTCTCGGGCGGCCAGGAGCTCAGTCCCGACATCGGCCTGTTTCTGGAGCTCACGGATTGCTTCGGCGGCTTCCTCGCTGTCGAGCTCAATCTCCAGCTCGCCTACCGCGACCTCGAAGCTCTCGCCTTCCTGCTCGGATTCTTCTTCCTCATCTTCCTCGTCAACTTCTTCGTCTGCTTCCTCAACCTCCTCGAGCTCGTCCGACACTTCCTCGGCATCCTCCTGCTCGACTTCCTCCCCTTCGTCGGCGGGAGCCTTCTGCTCCGCTTCCAGTGTTTCCGGGGCTTCGGGTTCTCCTTCCGCTTCGCTCACCGACTCCGCGCCGACTGGGGGATTCAACGAATCCAGTACGTCCTGCAAAGTGCCTGGCTCGGCCTGCACGATCTCGGTTTCCTGTCCGTCTGCCATTGGGGACGCTCCTTTACCTGGCGAACTCTGGCAAATGCCTGCCCGCTGGCGGGCCCTGCGGCATCTGCCGTGATCCTGGTCCTATGGGGCTCTGTGATCCTTCCGGCGTGGGTCCTTGTGGGCCGCCACCGTTCTCGCTCGGTGGGCCACCTTCCTCGCCTCCGGCTTCTGCGGCCGCGGCTTGCATCATCATCTCCTTCGCGATCTGTGCTTGCTCGACCATCTTGTGCTTGACCCAATGCCGGTGGAACTCCGTCTGCACTTCCATCGGCAGACGCAGGTACTCTGGCGAGGCCATGAACTCCTCGTGGATCCAGATGTGAACCATGTTGTCGTACCATTCGAGAATCGGGATCTCGTCGGACGGTACGCCCTGTACCAGCTTCCCGTTCTCCTGCTCGGCCGTGCTCCTGTGGACACCACCGGGCCTCGTTGCCCTGGCCATGTGCGGGAAACGGGAAAGGTCGAAGTACGCTTTCCTGGCTTCCGGTGTCCCTGGCATCCCCAGGAGCCCGTCCGCATACATGCGGTAGATCCTGTTCTGTCGCTCGCCGCGCCCTTCCGGGAGCATGGACTCGACGTCCACCGCGACGTTCACATGGCCTGTCTCGAACATCTCGGGCATGACGGTCACGGTACGCTGTACGCTGTCCTCACCCGCGTACTGGATGATCTTCTCCTCGTCCCATATCGCGGGTAGGAGCTGGACCCAATCCTCCACCACACGGCCCATCGTGATTGCGGCTCGTCGGAGTGTCGGCCCCAAGAATCTGTCTGTGTTGAACCGGAGCTCCTTCACGAGCTCGCCACTAGCATCACGAGTGGGCGGTGTGCCTTCGGACCCCTCGAGATTGCCCAGGAAATCCATCTCGTCCTGGAGCATCTCCTGGATCTTCCAAACATCGGTCGGGAGTGGCGGTGGTTCCGCATATTCAATCGCGGGTACTCCCGGCCGGCGATTGACCTTGAGTATCAGACCCGGCTTGTTCGTCATCTGCTCCTCCTCGAGGCCGGACTGTTCGTCAATGACCATCGCCGGGTTGGTCACGAGGTTCCGGTGCTCGAGGATCTGAGCGATCCCGCGGTTGTACGTCCGCTGGATCGGGTTGAGCATTTCCTGTGGTGAGGTGCCGTGCGGTCGGCCGGGGAGGTTCACGAAATCGAAACGGTGGATCGGGCTCGCGCCCTTGAAGTGTACGGGTCGTGGACCGTCGTACAGAATGTGCTCTTTAGAGGCGACCATGAGCCGGCCACCTGGCTTGTCGGGGGCCGCCTGCATCGCGCCGTCCAGGATCCGTGACGGCATGTGCCAGAACTCATCTATTCGGACGAGCTCTCGTGAATAACCGTGGTCATAACCACCGACACCCGGCTTGTTACCTGCGGCCCCGAAGTAGCCGGCCCCGAACATGATACGCTGTAGCTCACCGGCCCCATCAGCTTCCTCTCCCGATGTGTCCGGTGCCACCTCAATACCCCAGCGGTCGAGTACCTGCTCGACTGTGAGGTAGGTTCGAAGCATGTGCCATCGTTTGTGCTGGAAGGGCTTGTTGTTCCACTCACCACGGACCTCCAGCGGATTGTGAACCGTAACCTGGATTTGCCCCTCATTGTACCTATGGGGCTCCCCGGTGGGATTCATCTCCCCACCGTCAAAGGTTGCTTGGGGCTCGCCGGACTCGTTGAACGGCACATCGTCATAGGTTTGCCCGTCGTAGTCGAACGAGCCCCGGTATTCGCGTAGCGGGCCCGAATCCGGGTCCACCGTAGAGCGCAGGTAGGACGCACCGCCAGGAATGAGATTGGACATGAGAAGGTCTACGACCTCGACCATGCCTATCTCGCCCCACAAGCTCTTGAATACGGTGTCCATGACCTCGGCCAACTGCGCGTCCATGCGGTCGCCTGTCGAGGGCTGGAAGGTCACAACGGGCGGGTTCTCCGTCATGCGTGCGTGGGTGAGCATGTACCAGTACAGGAGTCGGTTGACGACGGGGCGCTGTCGCCACCTTCGCTCATCCTGCGTGAGAAACCGGGACACATCCACCCACTTTTGCAGTAGGTCGGAGAAGATCATCCACTGTTGGCCCGCCAACATGCGGATGTTTTCCTCTACCTGGCGGTCGCGGTGCTGGAGCGCCCAGGTCTGCGAGCCCCATAGTCCGTGCAGGAAGGCGATCCGCTTGCCGTCGAGAACGTCGCGCTCTCCGTCACCAAACGGGTTGGCGCGGAACGGCGGCATCTCATTCAGAATGATCGGCTCTGCCATTACAACTCCCGAACAATGAGGTCCTGGATGACACAACCACCGAACCCACTACAGAAGGCGTGAACGTAGTCGGGCCCTGCGTGGGTCGAATCCGTGTCGTCGTAGACCGGGGTATCCGTGTCCTCGATGTCGGTCAGCCAGAGCTTGATCGCGGTGCCGATGATCTGTAGGCGTGCCGTGATCGGGACCCCCGTACTGAGGTCGGTGCTCTCGTAGAGGTTGGTCGGGGTCGTGGTCGTCCAGTGATCCAGCGACAGCCGGTCGCCGGAACGGAGCCCGAACGAGTAGCCCGTGCGTTCGGCCAGGAGCGACCGGAAGTAGATGAGCGCCTCGCCCGTACCCGTGTGGTCAGTCTCAAAGACGGCCGTGATGTCGAGGTCCGCGCTCTGGCTTTCGGGGATGTAGTGGCCGGCGTTCGTGGAGCCGCTCCGCAGGGACGCCTCGCCCGAGCCGGCGACGATCTGGAGATTCCACGCGCTCGCGCTAGACCAATCGCCGTCGTTGTTCCAGTACCAGGCCGTACCGACATTGGGGGTGTGGTTCTCGAGGTAGGTGGTGGACGCCTCGTCGAAGCGGTCAGAGAACACCAGGGTCCCGGACCCGCCGCCGCCCACCGCGTCACGATCTACGAATCCGGGCGCGGCCAGTAAATCGGCTTCGGCCGTCACCAGGGGTACATCCAGCCGGGGTGCGCTCAGTAGGGTCATTAGCCGGCCCGGTGCCTGCCTGTGACGATTGCGTAGGGGTCGCCGCCACCGTCCGTATCGAACTCGATGAAGATGAACAGGGGGCCATCCTCAACGACCACGATGCCGTCTGCCACGATGTCAACGCCAAGCTGGATCGCGTTGGTGATGTCGGCGGGGTTGGTTTCGTTCGTGCCCCACACCTTGATCGTGTCGCTTGAGGTGCCGTAGATGTGGATGCAGACGTCGGTGAGGTGACCAATGTGGATCCGCGAAACGAGCTTCCCGGTGTCTGCCCCGAGGCTGTTATACAGCTTGTGCTCGATTGCGGCGGCAGTAGTCGTCAGCAGGAGGTTTAGCCAGGTACGACCAGAATCGCTCATGGTGCCGTTCCTTTCAATCTGAATCTGAATCTGAATAATGGCACTATGATCTCCTTACAATCGTCCGTTTGACCGCGCAAGTCCCTAACAGCGATCAACATGACCGATTACTGGACAGGCGGCTGGCCCCAAGTCTCGTAGTGGGCGATCAGTTTTTCGGCTTCCTCGCGGGCCCGTTCGGTGCTCGAACCTGTCTCGCGGGCCAGGTACTCCGTGAGGTTGTCGCGTGCCGTTTCCGAGATTCTGAGGGTCGCGAGCTCGTCCACCGTAGCCGGGTCCTCCTTGACTACGGCCACCGGCTTTTGCGGCTGACCGTACTGAACGAGGTGCTTGTACGTTTCAAGGAGCTCCGTCTGTGTTCTCGCTCTCGAAAAGCTGAGGCCCAGGAACCATCCCAGCCCCAGACCGACGATCAGTGGGGTCAGAATCAGCATCACCATCATGCCTATTTCCACTTGCATCGGGACCATTCAGCCACCTCCTCGCTCGATTGTACCAGCGGTTCCGCTTCCGGCTGTATGCGTGCAAGCGGATCAACTTGTCCACGATGCCCACGAGCTCACCGCGCTTGACGACGAGCGACGGGTGCTTGAGGTACTCGTAGAGTGATTCGCCGCGGTCTGCCTTGCCGGTCCTGCGTCGCTGTTCGCGGTTCATACTTGTGCTCCGAACTCCGGGTGAAGGACGTCGTTGGAGAAGGCGGCCGGGAGCTTCGACTTCCGGCCTTTCTCGTACTCGACCTCGAGGGCTTCCTGGCTCCACGCTCCGGTATCGTGATCCAGGGTACGGTTGCCGGCCGGGACCTGGCGGCTGGCTACCGCGTACCGCGTTTCGTCGTACATGTCGTCCCCGCCGTTACCGAACTCGTCGGCGTCCAGCTTGAGCGAGTCCTCGGGGTTGTCGGGGTCTGACGGCATGGCCTCGAGCTGTTCAAAACACTTCCGGTTGCCTTCGGTGTCGAACATGACGAGCCAGGGGGCCTCGTCCTCGTTATCGAACGAGAAGAACCGGCGCATGTTGTTGAGCCCTGCGATCCGGCTGATGTTCGCCTGGATGAACACGAACCCCTCGCGCAGGAACTCCTCGGCCAGGGTAGGCATGTTCTCCTGCCGTGACTTGTGGTCGTGCCAGCAATCGTGGCCGGCGTACACATGCCGCATCCTGCGCCAATCAATGTCCATCGCCTCAAGCCGAGCCTTGACCATCTGAGCGATCTCCGGTGGTCGCTGGTGGCTGTAGGTCACGGTGTCCAGCTTGAAGTGTCGGCCGTCCTCGTTGACCGCATAGACACCCCACGAATAGGGGTGCGCGTAGCCCCAATCGAACGAGCCGTAAATCTTCCAATTCTCCGGGATCTTGAACCCTGGGATCAAGTGGATGTCGGGGTCCATCATGGTGAGTGCCAGCCCGAGCCCTGCGTTCCAATCGCCGTCGCGTAGCCAGGACCGGAACGGTTCCGGCAGGGTCGAGAGCTCGTTCACATACTCCGGGTCGCGTTCCATGAGAACGTGATTGTCGGGCACCTTCGCCTGGACGAAGGCGTACATATCCGGGCTCTCACGGTACTTCGTGTAGTACCGGCGAGTGATGAACAGTCGCTTGTACCAGTGGTGGCCGACGTTGCCGGGGTTCGAGGGGTAGAGCACGAACGGGCGAGATCCGTCTACAGTGGCACGGAGTCGGTTGCCTGTGAGCCAGCGCACGAGGTCCCAGGTGTAGTGGGTCGATTCCTCGAAGATCATAAAGTCGAACTCGACGCCCTGGTATCGCTTGAGGTCGTCCTGGTCCTTGAGGAACCCGAAGTACAGACGGGACCTGTTGAAGAACTCGGCGCACATGTCCTCCCCGTTGTAGGAGTACACCTGGTCGCCGGTCTTACGGTCGGGCCACCTGTCGGGCACCTCGAACTTGAACTTGACGAGGTGGTTCGACTTCACCTCGGCCTTCGTTGACCGGAAGATGATCCCGGTACAGCCAGGCCACCTCATACATGCCGCCACACCGACGGCACGAGCGAGATGCGACTTACCGCCGCCAGCCGCTCCACCGTACCCGATGTGACGGCAGTATGGTTCGTCCGGCCCCTTCGCCAGCGGGGTGTGATTGAACGCCTCCATCTGCTTCGGCTGGAGCCCGTAGATCATCTGCCGTTGGCTACCGTCCGGCTTCTGGAGTACGACGACCGGCTCGAGAACGGCCATCGGTTACTCGGTTCTACGGGTCGGCGGTAGCGGCTTGTAGACCGGCTTGGACCCGCTCGGGCCCGTCTTGCCCGAACCCTCGCCAGGCATCTTCCGGGCCTTCTTCTGGTTCTTCAAGGACTTGATCGCGTCCTCGAGCTTCTGCCGGCGGATCGCCTTCGTTTCCGCCAGGCCCTCGGCGTAGTCACGCTTGGTGCCCTTCCGCTTCTTCTTCTTCATAACCACCCGGCCCTTTGCCTTCTTCTTCTCCTGCGGCATTATTCCTCCCGTTCAGAATGTGGACCTGGACACGAGCAATCCGCGTAGTGGTCGTTGCACTCCAGGCACCAGGGCTCGCCGCAGAGCTCGCAAGCTACGCACTCGTCAGCAAACTTAACGGGCTTGGAGAAATCGATGGTATGAGGTTCGCCAGGTCCGCTTTCCGTTACCTCGCGCATGACTACGGCTTCGACGCCAGCTTCCTTGAGCTCGCCCGACATGCCCCGAAGTATATCCCCGATGTGCTCCATGTTACCCATTACCACCTACTTTCGCGTTTCCTTCGCGTGTCCACGAACGGCGAACATAGGACCCGGCAGGTTCGTTACGCGGCCGATCCGGTCCAGGTACTCGGCCGTTCGCTGGTTCACGAGCCCCTGCACCTCGTCCAACGAGGTCGCGCCGGTTCGTTCCTTCTCGTCCCAGATACAGGCCAGTAGGTCGTCGGCCGTTACCTCGCGGCCCGATAGCCGATTCACCGCCGCCTCGACTCGTGCCAGGTGGTCAATCATCCTGCCGCTCCTTCCGGGCCATGATCCCGTACCGCCGCCTCGATCCCCGCTACCGTGTCTACCACCGGCTCGCCGTCTACCAACACACGTTTCACCTCCTGGTAGTCTGGGTGAGCGAGTATCTGGTAGTGGTACGACTCTACCTCGTCGGCCACCTTCCTCAACGCCGTCGCCCACTCCAACGGGAAATCGGGACTGCGCGTCGAAGTGGCGATTGACTCCGTGAACGACCGCGTGAGCCCACGGATGATGTCCACGAAATAGCAACCGTCGTATACGAACCTCACCGCCCAGAACGCCTCGTCTGTGCTGGGCTTCACCCGCTGGAGTAACCTGTACCACGCGATCCACCGATCTCCCTGGTCGCTCATGGGACGCTCCTTTCCCCCTAAAACCACACGAGCCATTGGCCCGCTACGAATATGAAAATCTGAACGGCTAAGAAGAATCTGCGGAAAAGCGAACGTGGGTCCCATAGGGTGGGTCCCCTCCCGGCCGCGAATCCGGGGCCGCCTCTGGGGGTGCGTGTCGTGCGAGCCGTGCCTGCCTGCGCCGTGGTCAAGGTCGCCCCGTTCTGGCCGGCGTCGTGAGCTGTAGCGGTTGTGCAGTATCTATTGCTTGTCCAGGTGCGGCGTCGTGCTGGCCGGTAGGATTGACCTGGCCCCTCAGCTCGTCGGGACCTGCGACGAACACCGCGAAGCCCCCGGTGTGCTGTATGGACCCGCGGAGCTCCGGCCTACCCTCGCACCTGTCTATGATGTACTGGGCTGACTTCACCGCTGACCGGATCCGCTCATCCGACCAACCAGCCGGCAAGCCACCCGCCGCCGCCAGCTCGAGAGTTGCTTGGGCTCCCGGTGCCAGCTCCCACCAATCACGGAGCAGGTCACGCACTCCGGCCGCCGCCTCATTCCTCAGCTCGTGAATACGCGCCTGTACTCGGTCCCGCTTTAGCAAACGACTAGCGCACGCACCGGCCACCGGCTTAGACGAGCAACTGGGGAAGGCGTGCAGGTAGCAGAGGGTCCCGTTGCCCTGCATCCCATCGGCGCCGGCCACATAAGCCAGCGCAAAGGATTCCTCCCCAGGTGTCAACGTCAGACGGTCCGCCAGAGGTCCCCCGATCGGTGCTAGGGTATGGCCCCAACCTAGCCAGGTGCGCCAGCTATGCAAGCACCATCACATCACAACAGCGCACCCCCTACCCCCTCAAGGGTTGACAATGTATGCCGACGACATACATTGAAGATAGAGCATGGACTGACACCACTTCAGACCGGGAGCTGAAACCATGTCACGCCCGCAGTATTCCACCGAGCACTTCGAAGCCCAGCAACACGAAGCCGGCAGAGGTCCCGACTACTACGGGCCACCGCTGGCGGCACCACTGGACGAGGCGAAGCTGGCACCTCGCATCGTCCGCCGGCAGATCGCGCACCTTGAGTGCGGCGAATGTCACCGCAGGTTCACGAGGTCGGCCCGTCACCTCATGCTTTCCGAGATCCGCTGTCCGGGTTGCCGTTCGGTTGATGTTGATGTGGTCTAAGGTCCGCAGGTCCGGCCGGGATCGCCGCAGAGGTGGGGCGCACCTCAGATCCCGGCCACCCACCACAACCACCGGGAGGACAACAGTGAGGAACGCCGCAATCAGACAAGCGCAGGACCGGGCAGACCGTGAAGGAGTGCCGTGCTTCGTGTACCTGCAGGCACACCGCAACCTGCCCGTCTGGTACGTTCGCACGCTGAACGAACCACGGCCGGACGGGGCCACGCTCGAATACCACGCCGTGCCATGTTGGGCGGCGACACCAGCAGACGAGGAGGCACCATGAACCGCGCCGCGCCGAAGGTATACGAGCTGGACGGTGTGCCGGTAGACGTTTTCTCGTTCATGGAAGTCAACGACCTATCGAGCACGGAGGTCCGCGCCATCCTTGAGATGTATGTGGGCGACGTTGCCGCGTTCGGTGGCGGGGCCGCCGCAACTTTTGACCTGGAGCGTACACGATGAGCGCCTTTCTTGTATCCGCATCGACTATCGGGGCCGTGGCCAGGTACGCCGCGGATGAGCGGTTGAAGATATACCACCGTCGCAAGGCGGGAGGTTGGCCCGATGGTGATCCCATCGACGCCACAACCGAGCAAGGCCGGCAAGCTATCTGCACTCTACTGGCCGCCGCCAACGTGCGGAGTCTCGCGGTACGCTACCCGGACACGGCAGAACAAGGCGCGGCCGCCTGGACGGACACCGTGGCCGATGACCTCGACTACACCGCGCTTTGTTGCCAAGCCGCACGGCTACAGCTCCACCGGATACACCCCGGCAAGTACGAGTGGACGCCACCGCAGAGGCACATCAACATCTATAAGCTATGCGGCTGTATCGACTACCAGTGTTGTGAGTTTGCCGAATGGCCCGACGATCCGGCCTACCGCATCCTTGAGCGGGTCAAGGATCACGCGGCGGTGAAGGCGTTTCAGTCTGTCTACCTGTCGAACGGGGCCCAGCGGGACAAAAGCCGTTACGAGCTGGCCCCGTGGGGCCTGTGATGCGGTTCCTCGACTACGGATGCACGGTATGCGGTAGGGGATGGCTCTCGCACCAACTGGTGCGGGAGCTGTGCCCGAGGTGCGGCGGGCCATGCGAGATCCTGACCGACGACAACAACACGACCAAGAGCCCGACCGAATCGGACGACCTCTGGGTGGGTTGCGTGATCCTGTACGTGGCGGCCGGCGCCCTTATCGCCCTGGCCGGCTTTCTCTACTCATGTTGAACCGGGAGGCACCATGAGCACACCGCAGGAACACCAGAGGCACGACGCGACGCCGGAACCCGAACCGCTGACGGCATACTGCCGGGATTGCGGGAGCACGCGCATCTGGATGCAAGAGATGACCTACTTTCGCCAAGAGGTGACGTTTCTCGAACGCCTGCCGGACGAAGCGGGGCGGCCGATGTACGAGATCGACTACGGGCCGTGCTACGATTACGTCTACGAGTCCACCGAGGACATCACCGACGCCAACGGCACCGTGCTGGCCTACGTCTGTCGGGAGTGCGAGAGCGAACACGCGCTGGCTGACCTGCTGATCGTGGAGAACACGAACGAGCTCGTGCAGATCCCAGAGGAAAGGAGGCCCAACCACTATGGCAAATGACCGAGGGTTCATAGCGAGGCAGGCCAAGTTCAATAAGCGGATGGTCAAGAGCCACGAACGGAGCACGAACCGCTGGGCTGACAAGCTCGTGGCGCAGGAAGAAGCGAGGGCCAGGGCGACCCGAACGTGCGCCGAGTGCGGAGCAGGGACACGCAAGGCGGCCCGGTTCTGCGAACAATGCGGAAAGGAGCTGACATGAGACAGATGCAAGACCTGCTCACCGAGAAGATTGAACAAGCCCTCGATCACCGTGACCTCGCGCCCGTTCGCCGTGGGAAGTGGGCCAACACCGGGCACATCTTCGGCATGAACGACGCGCTGGATACGGTCGTGCTCGTGAAATACGACTTTCAAGACACCTACTGCTCGATCATAGTCGAGGATCACGCGACCAGCCGGTTCAACAAGTGGAACCACCTCGACTACGTTGACGGGACGCGCCTTCGTGAAATGCTCGCCTTCATCCGGGGAGAGGACGAATGACCCACGCGGACGCACTACGCATCGTTATCACGTTCGCGCAGGTACGCGCCGACCAGTGGCGTGCCGTGGCCAACAGCGAGAACCCCGCCGACCTCATTGACGAGCTGTACGAGTGCGCGGCTCAACCGGGGCTGAAAGACGCACGAGAGATGGCCGACATGATCGAAGAAGCGATAGCACTCATCGCACCGCTTGAGGTCAAGACCGCGAAGCTCTCATGGCTCAGTGTGGAGGGATTAGGATGAAGCCGCGACCGAACGGATACTACATACGCGCCGTCTGGAAGCACGAGGGCGACGACCTACCCATCGAGGACCGCTACACCGAGTCCTTTCGCCTGGACGACCGTGAGAGCTGGCCCAGCGAGACACCCGACGATTGGGGTGTCTACTACACGGACGCCGAAGGGCTCGACCACTGGACCGAGGATCACCCCACGCTCGAACGAGCGCAATCACACATAAGGCTGGTGAACAAATGACCGAGGGCAACGGAGGGCTGATCCCGACGCGATTCGTCGTGCTCGTGGAACTCGAGGACAGGCCGAGCCTCGAGACAGCGCAGGGCATCGTCGGTGGCTGGGTCGAAATGCTGACGCTGGCCAACGGCGACCAAATGCTCGTGAACGAGGAAGGCCGTATCCACAACCTGCCGCACAACCCCATCGCGTCCGCGCTGGCGGGACGCAACCTCGTGGGCAACGCGGTGCTCTTGAAAGGAGAGGCCCGATGGGACTGACATGGAACAACGACAACACGTTGGCTAACTGCTCGTGCGGGACCCCCGGTTGCCGGGGGTTCGACGTATTCAACGTCGGAGAGCACATGGAGGATGGCTACTCGCTCGGCCACATCCAGAAGAACGACGAGTGCGGCTTCTTCGAGGACGACGACGAGGCGGCCTTCGCCGCGATCCGGTGGGGATATGTGCTCGTGTACGACAACCATCTTGAGCGATACTTCGTCGTGGAGCACCGGGATACCTGGCCTACTCTGACGCGCCACCGCGTCGGGTTTCACCGTGAGGACGGCCGCCTGGTCGAGCGGTTCCAGGTGAAATGCCCGTGCGGACGGTGGGTCCTATGCTCCGGGTTCACGAATACCTGTGAGTGCGGACGCGACTACGGCATGAACGGATACCAGCTCGCACCGCGGAGCCAGTGGGGAGAGGAGACAGGCGAGAGCATAGAGGAGATCCTCAAGGCTGACGAGGACTACCAAGACTGGGCGTGGGGGAACCAATGAAACTGCGACGAGTGACCGTCTGGGTGGGCCCTCAAGACTGGGCGACAATCAAGCGGCTCGCCGCCGTCCGTACCGTCGAGGAGGACGAACGGGTGACGACCAGCGAACTCGTGCGACGCGGTATCGCACGGGAGATCCAAGCTGTACGGGGCCTCGACGGACAGCCACGCTACAAGAAGCCCTAGATCCCCAGCTCCTCCGCCAGGTCGTCGGCGGAGGAGCTCTCTCCCAGGGGGAACACCCACCGATCCACGAACTGCTGACACCTCGGACTCACCACGAGCTCGCCGGACGGGTGCATCGGGACGCCCGCCCTGGCTAACGCATAGATCGCATCGTCAATCGTCCAGACGGGACACGCATAGCGACCGGATGCGATCTCACGGTTCATCCAATCCACTTGATCGGTCGAGGGCTTGTTCTTCTCCCACTTCACCTCGAGCCACACCACGACGTCGGCCCACACCACCCGGAGATCGGGGATCCCGAGCGTCTGTTGGGTGCCGGCATAGATGCGCTTGTGACACTTCGGGCACCGCCCTGGCCGGCGCTGACTGAACTCATCTACCTCACACGAGTACAGCTTGCAGAGGTTGATGATCGACCGCTCGAGCCCCTTCTCACTCACGGGTGCGCCTCCATCCAAGCGATTGCCATGTCCAAGAGCGGCACGAGCTCTCTGGATAGGAACTCGTGAGGTACGAACCAGCCAGGAGCCGTTTTCGGGCTTCGGCCGTGGCTCGGGTCGTACCACTGACCGACCACGGGACCGGCTTCCGCCAGGCACCAGCCGACCACGAGGAACTGTTGAGCTCTATCCGGGACCGCCACAACCCACACGACCCCCATCTCCGGCTTCTTCTCGCTCTCCCAGGGCTTGATCTTGAGCCCCTTGCCCCTCGTGACCCAATTCGAGGCACGGACCTCGAGGCCACACACATCGCCGTCCTTACGGAACCGATTGACGCTCGCCTCCCAGGGCACACCGAGCAGGTTCGCCACCACGAGCTCACCAGCGGCACCCAGAATGTCGTTCTTGTACGCCTTGTCCATCGAATCCTGCGGCCAGTTGTCCTTCTGGCCGCCTTCCTTACGGCGACGGACACCGATCTCGGTAGCCCAAGCGTAGTCCGCAAACCCCAGAGCAATCGTGTCGATGACGTCCATTAGGTCGCTCATGTCACCCCCATCTTCTGCCTGGACATCTGCGCCTCCCATTCGTCCGGTGCCAGCACCACCACCACCGGGGCCGGATAACCGTCACGGCTCTCGGTTGGGACCTCAACACCGTCCCGTTGCCGTTCCGCGAAGATGCGGAGCCAATGCTTGTGTGCCGTCGAGCCCTCCTTGACCTCGATTCGCACGGGCTCGTCAGGGTTCGCCGCTCGCTCGCCGCGATGGATCGGTGTGGCAGGAGGCGCAGACTCGAGGAAATCGGCCGGTCGTGGATACCGTGTGGACTCAGCGAACAGCACCTTACTCGCGGCGGTGAACTGTTCGTCGGTGAGTTTCAGTTTGAGAAACTCGTAATACTCGTCCAGGGCGGCGCTCTTGAGCTTCTTGTCGAAGCGGAGCTCGATGCGCTGGATACCCAGAGCAAACGCTGGCATGGAGAGCATTAGACCTCCCCCTCGCGCTGGCGTAGCCACGTTTCGCCCATCCTCTCGGCCTCCGACTTGCGGGCCGCGAGCCGGCTGTATTCCTCGTGGAGCTCCTCGTACTTCTGCTCGAGCTCCTCCGCCTGGCGGACCCAATCCAGAAACTCGGCTCGAGTCACCACGCGAGTCTGACACCCACCACACATCCGGGCCTTGAGCGCCTTCGAGAGGGTCACGAGTCCATCCGTCCTTCCATGCTCATGTCAATCCTCCTTGTCGAAGAACGCTTCCCACCGAACATCCTCATTGAGCTCGGTGCCGGCGTTCTGGTATGCTTTGCCGAAGTGCTTGCGGAGATCGAACATGTCCCAGAGCTCGCCCTTGCTGTACGGGTAGGTGTGGGCCATGCCATCCCAGGCACGCACGATCTCCTGCGGCTCGTTCTCGTTCGCCATGAGCACCGCAATCCGAAACTGCTTCTTGATCTGCGACTGAGGCGGGCGGGCGGAGCAGACCTGGGCAATCCACCGACCGACCATCATGGACGCAATCTCGTGTGGCGTGTACTGAATCTGAACGGGCTCAACAAACGAAATCTGTCCATCGTTTTGTAGTATTTCGCCTACGACTACAGTGGAAGGTGCGAAAGAAGGACCGTTAGGTTCTTCTTGAGTACCTGTAACTGTAGGAGTAGTAACACCCTTTGTTTCCTGCCCGTTCGACCTAGCGGGGGAAACCGTTGCAGGAACAGAACTTTCGCGTTTCCTTAATTGAACGGGCACGTTCGCGTTTCCTCCCGTTGCTTCGAAGTGCTGGTATTCCTCATACTTACATATAGTTAGCACGCCTGGGTCGCGTTTCCCCGGCGGCGGTCGGGACCAAGTGACCCGCCCTTCGGCCTCGAGTCTCGTGAGGAACGTGTAGACCTTCTTATCGCTCCAATTCCAACGGGCCGACAGGAACCGAACGGACGCTCGAAGCTGACCCCGCTCGAGCGAGCTACCGTCAAACGGACGGGCCCTCCCGATGAGGTCGATCCATGCGAACGCCTTGCACGCGGCCTCACCCGTCGAGGCGGGATGTAACGGGTGGGCCGGGTCAAGGAGCTCGGCCGATACAGCGACCGTGCGGGCCACTGTTAGTCGATGATCTGTCGGAGCCGCAGGACATCAACGAGCTCACGCCGGCCGTCCTCGTCAAGCGAGAGCGGCTGGATCTGCGCCTCCCCTTCCTTCCTGTAGGGCTCGAACGTGTCGGCATACTCGATGCTATTGAGGGTCGTGATGACCATCGTGGTCTTGAACCCCTTGTCCGCCACCTGGCGGTATATCTCCGCCAGCTTCGGCACCTCGAAAGCGGTAGTCGTAGAGGATGACGGCTCCTCCGTCGATGGGAGCGACTCCGATTCCGATGACGTAGGGTCCGGCTTGTCGAGGTCCTGCTTCTTGGCCTCCTCGAGCCCCGCCGCCGCGTCCGCATAGTTGATCGCCGCCAGGCACGCATCGTCCCAGGTGAAGAAGTGACCGGGTATGGTCGGGCCGGCAGGTTCACCCGGCTCTACCCACACGAACGGGACGAACAACTCGCCCTCCTGCTGGATCTCGTAGCCCTCGGGGAGTGTGAGCACCGACTCCGGCTCCGGGGCAAGCGGCATCTGCCCGAACACACCCAGCCAGGTCAGGGCCGTATGCTGGATCACACCGTCCGCATCGTAGCCGACGAACAGCTCGCCGTCGCGCATGATGACGCACCCCTCGGGGAGCATGGCTTCCGCCTTCTTCTCCTCCTTGTGGGCCCTACCGTGGCCGGCGAGCGACCGCTGGTTCTTGTAGTCGGTGATGCAGTAGCCACAATGAAACCGCTTCTCCTCAAAGGAGTCCTCTGCCGATGCGCTCGTAGACCCATTTGGGGATCCAGCTTCCGGGTCCGCCGGCTCCGATGATTGGCTCTCCTGCTTTTCGAGGGCCTTCTGCAACTGCTCCACCGTAGGGTCCACGGCGGGCCCGTCCACCTCGATGACCGTACCTGGCGCGAGCTTGGCGGCGAGCTCCTCCTGGGCGGCGGCTGTGGCGGCCTGGGCCGCACCGGAAGCGACAGCGCCGGGGTCCCACGCCTCCGAGCCCCAGTCGGCCTCAGAGTAGAGCCCCTGCGTGCTCTCCGGGCACACGACACGGATAGTAGAGCTCAACACGCGGGCCATCACCATCTCGGACGGGTTGTTCCGCCAGTTTTGCTTGTTGAACAGGTGCTTGAAATCCTCCATCAAGCGCATCTCCATGTGGTCGGCCATGTCGCCGGTCATGTGGGCTACGCAGTAGGCACCCAGACACCGACCAGCCTTGAGCCCGCCTGTATGCTGAACCATGACCTTCCCATCGGCCCGCTTCGTCCACTGGAAGTCCTCGCCTTCGTAGACATGCTGGAACTCGAGCGATTCGACACGGGGATCCCTGGCCGCGATGTCGATGAACCCCTTGTAGTCGATCTGGAACGTCAACCGGCCGCCGTCGCCCTTCCATGCGTGGATCTGGGTGAATGGGTTGAGCCCCGACATCTTGGCCCGGATACCGAGCGCGATGACGTTCACGGGATCGTCGCGGAACCCGTCCGGCAACTGCGCTCGCATGGCCGAGATATAGGCGGCCTCGTAGGTCACGCCTACGCCAGCGTTCACAATCTCCGCGAGTGATTGCTTCTTCTCGTGGGGTACTACTGCTCCTCCGGTCATTCGGACGCTCCTTTTGTGGTCGTGATGGTCCCGTCTTTGATGCCGGTAACCGATTCCTCTTTTGTGATGATTCCTTTGCGGATCAACCATCGCTCGAACTTCGCGGGGTCGTGGGTGATTTCGCCCAACCGTATGCTGTTCGCTAACTCGTGGAGCTCCTGCGCCCTTAGAGCTTGCTGTTTACCCATTTCCATTTGCGCGAGGCGGCGTTGCCGTTGTCTCTCGAGCTCCTCGTCCTGCTTCACCTTCCGCTCAAAGGCGCGTTCGCGCTCCCAACGAACTTGATGCTCCCGACTTATGCGTATCCTGTTGCGTTCCTCGTACTC